CTGACTTTAAGTATTCTTGACATCTTAGTCCTTAACTATTAAGCGTTTTCAATCTTCACGTAACCTGCACTAGCGTTTGCTTGTCCTGGGAAGAATTTCCAAGGAACTGCTGTGCCTGCAGCAAATATTGAACCAGCAGACTTGTTTAAACGAGCACAAGCAACTGGATAAACTACTGCCTTGCGAGCTGTTAATTTCTTAACAAGATATGAATTGCCGCTTGCATCAAATGCCCAGATATTCATTTCTGCGCCTTCATTACCAGTAAATGTTCCGCTTACTAAACCAGTTTCTTTTAGTTTACCAGTGTGTGCGCCTGTGCGTGTATACTCGCCATTTTTGTTTATACGATAACGATCTGTTGACACTTGACGAACGATATCAACTTCTGCTGGCGCACCGCTTAACCAAGCATAAGCAATAATAGCTGGCTCACGATCACCAACGCTACCTGCAGCCTGTGTTGGATCTGGTTGTGTTAGTACAATACTGATTGTTGGAGGAGTACCTGTAGCACCGTTTGCTAATGTAATAGTAAACACTTGTTCTTCTGTATAACCAGAACCCACATTGTTAATATTGGCTGTGGCTAATTTTGTATGAATATCAACAGTAAAAGAAGTAGCAGCCCCTGTACCAGTTAATTGAGTAATACTAACTGTTGTTGTATCAAGTGGAATGTTACCAGTGCTACCGGCATTAGTAACTGTAAACAAAGCATTTGCTCCGCTTAGGTCGCCAACAGTGATTATTGATCCTGGGAATATTGAGCTTGTATAAGTATCGCCAGTTACCAATCCTGTTTTTCCAGCATTAGTTGTTACTGTGTCAATACAATAAGTCACTGACCAAGTTGCTTGGATACCATCAGCAATTTGTGGAGCTGGTACTGCCAAACCTAGTACAGGCACATTTGGACTTACGTTGTTTGATAACCATGAACCACGGTTTGTAATGTTGAAACTGGAGATGCTCTTACCACCAATTTCTGCGCTGGTATTAGACAAAGTAGCACCTGATGCGAATGTTCCATCAGATCCGACGTTACGATTACCAAAATATTTCTTATTTAGAGGACGTCCCATTTTATTTTCTCCTTATGAAAACACGGCGTTCTAGGCCGTACGCGGTTGGATTTCCGCATAAAATCCACCCTATGTGGATCGTACTATGTATTTATGCGTAGGTGATTCTTAAAGCTACTTGGTCAACATAAGCTAAGTCTCTATGAGGAATTATCGGATTACTTTGAAAACTAATAACAATTCCAAACGTTGAACTAGATATTTCTGTGCTAGTCCAAGTATCGCCCCATAAATCTGTACTACTACCGTATACATTGAAATCACCGACTGGGTGTAGCGGAGTAGTAAAATCTCCAGTATTCATATCTGTTTGAACAGAATTAATTTCGCTTGCGCGATTTTCCCCTGCAAGTGTCAAACCGTCTTTAGTTAATTGAATTATTAAGTCTTGTATACGTCCGGCACGTTGTATGTTTAATTGAAATTCTATGCCTAATATTGCAGAATTAACATTGGGAATATTAAAACCAGTACACCATAATGCATTAGTTTTACTACGAAATTTTTCCATCCATAATCCGCTAATACAATATAAAGGTTGTTGCGATACAGCATAGCTATCTTTACTAATAACTAGTTCGCTGTGTGTCCAAGGAATACTAGGACGTCCAGTAGCTTCTTCAACAGAACTTATTTGTTGTATACTAGTCGGAGAATAAAATATAGTTGTAGGCATCATATATTTACCCAAACAAAAAGGACCCGAAGGTCCTTTTTATTTTTACTAATAAACTGTTTAGGTTTGAATTAGCTGAACTTGACGTTACCGTTAGTAATAGCAACTAGACCTAGATAGTCAGCTGCGTTACCTAGAGAAGAAGCTGTATTTGACAACTCAACATAACCATAACGTGTCATGAATGATACGACTGGTTCAAATGTTGATGGATCCAATACAACACCACTGCTCATCAATGGAATATATGGGCAATAGAAAGCAGGAGCATCGCTCTCGCTTGAGCCTTTGTATCCAATTAGAACTGGAGCATTGTCATATGAATAGCTGTTAACATAAATCTTCATAGCACCGTTCAATGTACCAACGAATTTTGTATTTGTTGGAGCTTCGAATGTACCTTCTGTTGTACGTGCAAATGCTGAAGTTGTAGCAGACTGAAGGATAGTCAATGTGAATGGACTAACAACAGCGTAGTTACCAGCACCACGACGTGTACGTTGAGCGATCAAGTTGCTTACGCGATTGATCTGAACAGCTAAAGCGGCATGCTCATCACCAACGAATGTAGCTGTACCGCTAACGGCAGCTTGGTCATAAGTTTGTGTAGCTGTACCAGCTAATGAAGTCAACGAAGCGATAATTTCTTGGTCGATTTCAGCTGTGATTTCTTGAGCTAAAGCAGCCATAACTTCAGCTTCAACGTCGATACCTTGTTGAGCTTGAGCGTCTTGAGCAGCTTCAAATGTCCAGCGAGCAGACAATTTACGTGTCTTAGCTTCAACTGTTTGTTTCAAGATTTGAATGCTCATTCTGTTACCAGCTTGACCTTCTAAAGAAGCTGTAGTAGCTGCTTTAGCAACTGCGTCTTGTTGGTTACCAGAGTAAGCAGCCGCAATCTTGAATGGGCTTAGTGCCTCTTCACCAGCTAGTACATTAGCACCGCTTGATGAGTCTGCATAACGCACACGCAATGTGTGAATTTGGCCGACTGGGCCAGTCATTGGTTGTACACCAACCAACTCGTTAGCGATAACGGTTGGCATAACACGACGGATTACTGGAAGAATCACGCGGTTTAAAGTTGCAACGTTGCCAGCAGAAGTAGCACCAGCAGTTGGAGATTCCATCAAATACTTGCGAGTATTCTCAAGGGTCACACCCATTACTGATTTTTTAGTGCCTTGTAAGCCTTCTAATAGGGCTTCTTTTGTTTCTGCCCAACGTCCATTAAGTAGTTCTGACATTTAAATTCTCCTTAAATTTTTAGTCCTGCGAGCTTTCTGATATCGATAATATTCGAATCCATCTCGCTGCTACGTGGGTTGTTGGAAATTTTATTTCCGGTTATTTCTTTAGCCTCTACTAGTGCCTGTTTCTTCTGCGGAGCTTTGCCAGCTATTACGGCTGGAAGATACTTGTCAAAACTTTCGTTCAACTTAGTAGTCTTTACGCTCTCCATTAATTCGCTCATGATTTCACGTTGTTCACTGTTAAGTGGACTTAGTAATTGACTCATGATTTCTTTTCTTTCTTGACTCTCTTTAAGAGTACGGATTTCAGATTCTTTACTTTCTAGGATTTGTTCAGCTTTGACAACAGCTTGCGCTGCTTCCTTCATTGCCAAATCTTTCAAGTCTATGACCTTGAGTAATTTTGCTGTTTCCGATTTTTCATTTAGGTAGCTGGTCGAGTATTCAGCAGCAAAAGCTTCGAATAACTTACGACCAAAATCTGCACGACGAGCTGCTTCGATGTCTTCTTTCAGTGCATGGATTTCAGAATTTAAATTCTGAGTCACAACTGATTCAACCATCTTAGCAGCACGAGTTACAAACTCTTGTTTTACCTTCTTGATTTCATTGCGACCTTCACGAACTAGGCGTACCTTAGTTTCTGCTAGGTCTTGTTTGTCCTTGAAGAACTCTGTAATTTCTTGAGCTAGAGCCTCAACTACGAATTGTTCCAACTTTCCGAACTTGCTTGCCATTACAACTTGATCTTCGTGTAATTCACGGACTTCAGTAGCTAACTGACGTGTAACAAATTCCTTCATTACTTCAGCTGTCTTCTTCTTTTCCTTGGCTAGCTTAACTTTCATTTCAGCTAACTGACGACGGTCATCGGCAAACTCAACAATTTCAGAAGAAAGTTGCTCGCTGATCATGCGATCAACAGCTTCAATCATTGTGTTTTTGTCGTGTTCGTATTTTTGTGCGAATTCTTCGCGTAGTTGTTCAGCAACTTGTTCACGGGCTTCATTTATTTTTGAATCCCAAGCTGCTTGAATTGACTCTTGGATCTCTTCAGAAATCACATTGCTTTCAAATAACGATTTTAGCGCATCCAACATGTGATTCTCCTTGTTATTGGAGTTTGCTTATTATATTCAATAAGCTCTCTTTGAGATATTTCTGTGCTTTAGGATCGCCCTTCACCTCTTGCGCTATACGCAAGGCATTGAATCCACCGCGATTATTCATCAAGTGTTCATAAATTGGTGTAGGATACGCTCCAGGAGCACTAGGTTGAGCTACCATATCTACTGTGATAATCTCAAAATCCGATACTTCACCGGAACCGTTATCACTAACGTTCCCGGATCCGCGACTTGAAACACCTAACTTGACTCCGCTTTCCAGCATTGTCTTGATTAGTTGTCCCATTGGTGTTGGAAGTATTTTCAACTTCCCGTAACCGTTAGGACCGTCCATCCACATATTAACTATCATGTGACTCACACGGTCCAGGTTAATTTTTAGATCATCTGGATGATCCACTTCTCCGAGAACTGAATAACCGTTCTGAATCTGATCGTTAAGGGTCTTAACAGCCTTGCCAATCTCATTAACAGGGTAAACACGCTGGTTAGCGTT